TCGTGACGAACAAACCGGGTGTCTCTTGTGGAAATACATCGCTGCAAGTAGAGTTCTATATTCATTTCCATGCCATGCGCGCTCACGCATAACAGGATCGTCTGCGCACCCCATGAACCACGCCCCTGGAGTATTCGAATATTTCTGTAGGGCGTTTTTCACTGCCCACCAATAGACCCCAAAAGTCTTATATATGTTGGGATTTTCAATAAGTAGCGGGCATATTTCTTGCACCGCCCGTTGTATGGTGTTTTCGTCTTCGGGGGTTTCTTTTGCGAGATAGTCAATAAATACATTGTCGTAGTACATCGCTTTAGCCTTTCCCTTTCGCGTGATAAATTTCATTTATCCTCTCAAGAAATCCCGGTGTCGTGTCATCGGGGTTCTCAATGCCCTTTGCGGAATATTCCTGCCGCGCCTGCGCAACCGCCTCACCCCATGCCCTCTGCCGCCCCCCAAGCTTCGCCATCGCGGCATCATACATGTTGGTGGTTTTTTCTGTCGGTGGATACCATCTGGACCAGCTTCCTCTACAGAAGGGATGCTGAACCCCTGCTGCTACCCAGTCGTCAGAAGCTTTTCTCCCAACCCGCGTTTTCCCCTCCCATATCGCCACCTTTGCATATGGATCATCTATCTTTTCATCATCGAGCGCTACATCGGACCATAGAGCTATTAGCCCTCGTATTTTATCACAATGTTTGCATATTGCCGCATCCTTTATTTCATATCGCTGAAAATAGACTTTCTCTCCGGGGCCTGCCTCCGATTTCTGGGCGAGAAGAAACGCTGTGTTGATATTATCGCCCATTTCGGTTTCTACAATCCGTTCCCAGTCTCGGTTAAGGCTACCCATTTTATCGAACAAATCTTGGGCAATTTTTGATTTCGACTTCCTTTCCTTGATGCCGTTGAGGAGCGCTTGGCTCACCGCCGATTTGCTTTTCTCCGCCATCGACCTGATGTACTGAGCAGCGGTATCGTTTGCCACCTGGAGGCGCGCCACCTGGAAATTGTCCATACCGAACGTGCGCTCCATGTTTAACTTATCGGATAGCCAATCGAAGCTATGGCGCTTGTATTTCAATTCATCGAGGCGCATTTTTTCGATTTCCTCCCAGGTGTTGTATTTCAGCATTCGCTCAAGGATTCGCCCCAGGGCTGATGATTCGAGTACAATCCTCTTTTCAGCCTTGGATAATTCCCTATTCAGGAATCGCTCTACGGCCAACACGAATTGTTGCCACTCACGGCGTGATATTGGTTTTCCTGTCTCGGGGGAATAAAGTATTTTACCTTTATAAATAAGGGGTTCATCACCAACCGCTTTTGAGAATGTCGAGACCATCGGAAGATCGAATACTGTGCAGGTTGTTTTGTAGATTCTGTCGAGGAGCGCTGCATAGAATAAGACCCACTTCTTTACCAGATCCATATATGATTGATACGGATAGCCTTCTGCATGCGTCTCGTCGGCACGGTGGTGCAATGTAACAGGGATCTTCATCGCCTTGGCCAATGCTCGGCTTGCAGCGATGTATTTTTCTTTGCGATTCTCCTCGCTAATATTCGTAACCGTCAGCTGTATATCTTTCACGGTGGCGCTCCGTTTTATCACACGGTGATTCTGATGATATCGTTCTTGATGGATTTATCCATCTCATCTTCTTCTAGCATGGGTTGAGCAAACTGTGCGCCCTGGAGCAGTTGTACGACAAGTGGGTTGAGGGGGATGGTGGACCATGGCTCATTGAATGGTTTGTCTCCATCCTCAAGCCTCAGATCGTCGATAGTTTTGGAGGTCCGTAGTTGCGACTCGCGAATCTGTCCACGCTGAACAGGATCATCCTTCTCGTATCCAACAAACTCGATCTGATATCGGGGATCCACCCTGTCGAGAATCTTCTGTAAGTGGCTCTGAAGGAACCCGAGCATAAACCCCAGGCCGCGCGACTTTGACACTTCAAGGCGGGGCGCGGTGTTCTGTCCTATAACGGACGCTGACTTTGAAGTACGGATGCCCATCTCTTCCAGGTCAACACCAAAAATCGCAGCGACACTGGACCACAAAAACTCTGTCCACTGCGAAAATTCCATGTCCTTGTTCGACCCCTGAAGGGACACCCACTCAAATCTTCTGCTTTCATTCCCTTCTGAGGTGCTCGACCCCCTACCAGCAGGAACAATAGGAATATGCCATTTTGCTACCGGTCCGCCAGACATGATGTCCACAAGGTAATCTTCAATCATTTCTACCTCTTCTGTGTCGGCATCACCCTGGAGAAGCAACATTCCCCTGGGAAGTTTGTCTTCCGTGAAGAATCCCATGTTATACATGTAAGAATTGATCAGCCCCGTCACTAAATCTACGGCCTGCTCCACCATGGAATATCCATACCCCGCATGGTCGATATCGGTGCGTGGATTCATGAACTCGAATATCAGATCATCTTTTGTGTAGTATGCGGTGGTAATGGTATCTATTTCTTGGACGAACCGAATCCGATCGTTCCCTTCGTATCCCTCTTCGGCCGCGCGCAATATTGTGGCGCCGTCAACCGCCCAGAATGCGTAAACCTTTTTTGCGACAGTCCTTTGTAACTCAACCGCGACTTGATCTAGGGTCAGCGCATCGCGAATCACCTTGCTGCAGTACTGTCCCAGGTCGTCCTCCCGTTCCGGGTCCTCTCCGAATCCGGTCCTGAGAAAAAATTGCCCATATATCTTAGCCAGCTTCTTTTCCTCATTGGACACTGTGTGTTCCTTGTCTTTCAGGGCAATATTGAATCCGCGGATATTTTTGTCCGTGGAGAGCTTGAGAAATGGCACCACATTGCGAATATAGTGGTCTATAATTGCATTAATTATCCATGCGCGTTCGGCAACATTCCGCAAAATTTTGTAGGTAATCCCCTTGTTAGTTTCCACTACTCCACGGGAGCTATGGTACATATACCTATTCATCGGGTTGATAAACGTCGATTTCAGGGGGCCTGCTCCGCCCTGGGTGGGTTTCAACACTCTTGCGTGCTGCAGCATTCCCGGAATGTCGTATGTCATAATCCTCTCGTCCTCCTTCTCATGGCGGCAAGCACTGCGGCAGCTGTCTTCGGGCTGCGTGTGCCTGTAGGTTTGTTTTTGCTTGCATACTGCTGATAAAACCCAATATGGCTATTAGCGTGTTCCCCAACAGCATGGTTGGCTAACGCAAGCGCCCAAAACTTGTCAGCATGATCTTTCGAATTACTATCACAATCAAATCGTGCGTTCTTCGCGGCTGTCACTATTTTCTTGATCGAATGTATTTGTCGCTGCAAGTCGCGGTCTGGTGGTAGTGCGATCTGCGCCTTGTCGAAAACAAGCCATGTGTCGTTGGCTAAAGTTTCCTTGACCGGGTTTGTGAAGGTGACGCCCTCAACCTTGTGGGGGAAAGCAGCCACCATGTCCTCGGCAAGATTCATTCCCAATCCCGTCGCATCGATCGCAAGGCGATAAATGGGTAACTCTTTCATTAGGTGTTTAAGATTATCACACTGCTCCTGGAAGGATACTTTCTTGAACGTAATTGTAGCGATTACTTTTCTAAGATCCCGATCCGGTTGATAACCTATCACAATCAATTCGCTTGCATCGTTGGTACGGCCTACATCGTAGCCGGCATATAAATACCCGTGCTTGTCAGCATTGTAGCCGAGTATCAAATCATCGATGCTCTTGAACGCTTCGATTTCTTCCGTGGTTTCAGGATTGCCGTCGTCGCTTGGTAATGGAGTACACTTCTGGATCATCTCCAGGGTAATAAATGCCGCGAGCTCGTCACGAAACTGGCACTCATATTCTTGCTGAAAGTCCTCTAAAGACATATTTGAGAAAATTTCCTGCAGGATTTCACTGCCGTACTTCTGAACCAATTGCTCAGTGGTAAGAGATGAAGCTGCTTTTATCGCCCCAGGCACATCACGACACAGCGCCGGCGACATATACCAGTAGACTTCAATTCGTTTGAACTGTTGAAATTGAAGAGTATTCGTGACGATTTCATAAAATTTCCCCTTATTACCAAATGGGGTTGAGCCTATTTCGAGATTCCCGCCACGGGAGATAACCGGCAAGGCAGCGGTATAAATATTATAGTCTTTCGCGTGGAACGCAAATTCATCAAGCGAAATATCCCCACCCTTGCCACGAGGCTCTTTGCATGGCCATGATATCAGCCTCGATCTCGTGCGTCCGTTTTTGTCTTCCCACTCAAGCGATGTTTTAGAGTCTGATACCAGTTTTTTCTGGCCCATCCCTTCCGGCATCGATAGATAAAAAGAGCGCGCTATGGCGATTTTTTCTTTCGCGTCCTCCATCGAATACGACACAAACTGCTTTGTGTAATTATAAACGGCAGGATCTAACGCATTCAAAACACCACTAAGTGCAGTCGAAAATGACCAGCCGATACGGCGCGACTTATTTGTGATTAGGAAGCGCAAGCTGTTCTGCAAGTACCATTCTTGCCACCAATCGAGTTTGAATATGTCTCCTTCATCGAAATTCATTACGGAGGTACTGATAAGTATTTTATCGGCGCCACTCCAACCGCCCGTCTTCAAGAGATCCAATAAATGGGCAAACTCAGGAGAAATGACGTGTTTCGGCTTGCTACTCCTTCCGCCCATCCCTTGTCTCCCGGGCCTTTTCGTCGTCTATGATTGCCCACTGAACCTCTTCCGCGATTGATTCATTCGCGACACTTCTTTGTCGGGTGAACGTGATCCTCTTCTCGACAGTCATTATGAGCTCATCCACATTCTCGACCTTGTCTCCAAGATTCTTCCGCAACTCCAGTTCCTTTTCCTTTAACTGGAGCATTTCGAGATTTTTGAGGTCTTCAGCCGCATATCGCAGCGCATCGTTTATCACTCCGCCATCACCGATGTACTTGCCGGCTTTGTTCTTCCGACGCATTTCGGCCTTGATGTTTTTATGATAGAGTTTTAGTCGGTATTCCGGGCGCGCCAACGGTTCGGTGGCATAGGCTTGGTTTATCAGCTCCTGCTGTTTCTCTACGATTTTGTTTTTATACTTCAACCTATACCGTCGGACCGTGGCAGCTGGAATTTCAACGTTGTAGGTTTCAAGAATTTTCTTGGAGATTTGAAATGATGTTTTTCCAGCGATAGCTTGTTCTATAATGAGTTTTTTTATGTTTGTATCAACCTTCGGTGCTGACATCACCAGTGCCTCCATTACCATTCCCCCCGCGCGCGCGTGGCATGTTCAAAGCTGAGTGGTGAAATCATGAGCTCATAATATATATTTTTTCGCATATTTACCCACCTTCATTTTTGCCTTTATCTACTATTGATTCAGGAATAGCGATTTGCTTTTTTTGAATCACAAGGATGTGGCGCGGACGTGAGCCCGAAAAAGCCTCGAGAATCTGCCGTGTATTGTATTCAAGTTGGTCTTTTACGAGCACAATATCTCCCTCTTTGAAGAAGAACGTCACACTGCCGTAAACGTTTTGCCTACATAATTCATCAAGAAATTCGTGGTATTCCGGTCGTGCTGCTGGTTCCGCCATTGTTACTCTCCGGGCATTTGTGTTCCTTATGCCCCCGCACACGTCTTCCCGTCTCAGTCAGAATCTCGATTTCCTCGCGCTCTACTGCTACAGGACCGTCTTTTGTCGCTATCCATAGTATGATGCTTCCACACTTTGGGCATTTCGCTGTTGTACTTACATATTGTACCATATCCTCACCCTATTCGGAATAGTAGTCCTCGACAAAAGCGGGTCGAAACCCGAGGGTGCTGTGCGAGCGCCCAAGGCGATAAACCAGATCCAGATACGCCAAGCCAGCAGACACACCGTTGTTATATCCTTCCGTGTCGAAAAAAACACCATGTGCCGGCCAGTCCGCTTCTTCTGTGAGAGTATTGCTCTCTGGAAAGAATAGCTTCCCGTCAACGATCTTAAGTCCATCAATCCACTCCAGCCGTTCGAAGGTAAAAGGATTTTCACCCCACAGCAGTATCGACATCACTATGGCAGACCACTCCCAGGCGTTCGCCAGGTGCCAGCCTGGACCCATTGCTACACATAGCCTTCGAGCCTCATCAAGGGTGATATTTCCCTTTCCACGCTTCCCAGAGGCGACTCTCACCCTGCCACCAATAACAACTGCATGGCGTTCCCCGAGATAAATAGCGTCTCGAACTCCGTTTTTCGCAATGAATGCAGGATGTGGGCCAGAACCCAGGACAGGATCCACATTCTCTAGATTGAATCTAGGGATGCGAATCATTTTTTGCTTCGCACCACTGCCATCGACCATCTCAACTGTGACCTCATCCATGGCCTTCCTCCTTAATTAAGATATTATTTTTAGCCTTCTCCTTGTTTGGATAGGTTTAGGGCCTTTGGCGGTATCAACCTACGTATTGTATGCAGCTGGGGCACAGCACCACGGTTCCCAAAAATAACACCAGGGGTATATACAATAACATCAGCATGGCCCCTTTCACGACTGACGAGCATAAGGTCTTGCACTTCAGTTTCACCCGAATCCCCGCCAATCGCTTCCACCGCCTCCCTCCATGTCATGGCGGTTACAGGAGTACCGCCCGACATTTTATATAATTCCCCGCCTATCAATTTTACGTATCTACTATCATCTCCCTTTTCTGCCGGTACCCACTTCCAGCCGACATAATATGCCGGTTGATATAGTTTTTTCGCAGCTTCATCATAATTCGAAGCTTTGACCGTTTTCCCTGTTTCGTCCTGATAATAACCTGCCATTTTCTTCCACCTTTTACAAACGGCATACACGGCCTTATGCAATGGCATCTAACAGACTAACTGCCTCATTTTACACTCCAATCTGCCCACAACTGATAGACATGTTTGGAGCCTTTATTGCGGCCCCCTCTACCGAGCTTTGCACACTGTCCAACTCGGCATTTTGCCCTACCATAGCGTCGACCGGTGTACTCGTCAGAGCATTCTACGATACGCAAATTCTCGAACTGTTCGGGAGATAGCTTTCTCATTACATCTGCTAATTTATTCAGCCAGAGAGCGGTAGCACTGTCATATTCCAATAATTCCCTAAACAATTTCATGCTTTTAGTCTCTTCCATTTTCCTTCCCCTTGCTGGGTTATCAAATCAGTAAGCCAATTCATGACGCTCCCCTTTTTCTTTGACTTCTAAATAAAACTTCGTTTCTCCTTGATATGGCCCTAATTCATTTCGTAGCAGCCAGCCGGGATAAGCATACCCGACCACCTCCCCGGTGTTCAAATCCTTCCACACCGATCGCTCTGGACCTGATATTCGGGAGACTTTCCGAGAGCTAACAACTTTGATAAATTCATCTCTGCTTACCTGTTTCATTTTAGCCTCCCCAAACCAAAGACAAATTGGCAAATGTCTACATAAGCCCACATGCAACACCCCAAATGCCTCATTCTGCTCCTCGCGATATTTTTTCAATAATCTGTGAGACGGATATTTTACCTTTATGAAGATACCAATGCGTCCCGTCAGATCCCCCCATCAGATTATATTGCAGCAAGAATGCTCGCGGGAGATGGAAAACTTTCTTTGCGGCCTCATTCCACGGGATAACGTCTACTACATCGACGGTATAGCGTACCTCGGTCCTATTCCCCACCATACCAGTATGATTGGTCGCCCAGTTTTGAGCCTCGAATCTAGGATCGTCCGTGAGCCATATAAATCCAGGATACACCCTATCTACCGGACGAGTGGGCAGATAGACCCCACCAATGGTAAGCCCCTCTTTATCGATCCGCCACGAAAGTTCCGTTGATGTGAAGTGATATAGTTTCACCCTGCCCATCCTGTTCTATGAGTTCTGATTTTCAAAAGCTTCGCAATAATCCACTCTCTTCTGGCGCCGCGCGACCACATCCACCCTGGAAGTAATACAACATCATTCACCAGGACCAGCCTTTGAATACATCGACGCATGGCATCGTTCCAGCTAGAATTCGGCGCCACAAACTCCGTAGGAATGAAAACAGTATACCCTAAAGCCCGAAGACGCATTGCTTCAGCTGTAAAAGTACGCTGGTTCCTTTCCGGTTTGCCCGTCACGGGTCCCGCGACATAGACACGATTCTTGTAGGGGTTATTGTCCGAACGTTCGGATGAATTTGTGTTTTTCATCATTTGGCCCTCCTTGATCAAGCCTTGCGTATGGAGTCGGAAGTTGGCTATCATGCGGATTCCTTGACTTTTCTGCAGAAAGCCATTAGCCAATCTATGGGCCAGCCCATTTTGAATCGGTGTCCATGGAGGGGAGGGGATATCGGCCGCATCGACACACACAACCGCTTCACCGGGTGTAAACAGGCTCATGGATTACCCCTCACTCTATCAATATACCATTTCGTGGCACCATGCTTCCGTACTCCGTCGACACCCTGCCTATGGGCGGCTATAGCAAGGTCTGAATTCCCTAATCTTCTGAGGTTTTCCATGTATATATACCCTGATATTACAACGGAATCCAGCGGATTGAACGGATTATATTCGCCGTATTTTTTCGCTCGCTCGGCGTGATAATTCTCATTCAATTGCATCCTTCCTTTGCTGATTCCATCATCACCAATCGCGGTGTCGTCCTCCCTTGATTCTGCGATGGCGATTCCACGCAGAATATGGGCTGGCGCTCCGGTAATTTCCTCTGCAATTTCATAGATTGTTTTATTCATGGGCGGCAGCAGGACCTTCTTCTCTTGCGGCTTTGACGAAGAACACATCAATATAGGGAAGAGACAGCACAAAATGATAGCAAAGATTGTTTTATGCATCTAAAAGAACTCCTTTCGCTATCTCTATAACCTTTTCCAGCGCCCCTGCGTCTTCTCTTGATATAGGGATGAGACACACATCTAAATGGGGGTGGCCTATGGTAACAGCCCTGTATTGCTTTGCAATATGTTCTACCAACCTGATATTATGATTTATCTCAAGTGTCGTCATATCGTGGCTCCTTTTGAGATAGCATCAGAATACGCCTTTGGGTAATGGCTTTTTATCGGAGAGCAATATGTTTGGGGTTTTGGGCACTCCCCCGCATCGCAACAAAACTCCTCACCAATTGCCATATATCCCCAACACATCCTTTTCACCCCTCAATCTCCTCTAGCAACTCCGTAAGTCTGGCTAAATCCTCGGCACCTTTGGGGGTTAATTCTCCCTGTCCCACACGGGCCATTAACGCTTGCCTATCAGACCGAAGAAAAGGGTCTGCCCGCCGGACCCAGCTTTCCATATCAGTCCGTTTCCCTGTGCTTATAAATGCGCAAAACACAAAACCCAAAAAACACCCGATTACCATCCCAAGATAAAGATATCCAATCATAAATGAGCCTCCATTCTGTTCAGTGCACATTTCTTGAGGTAGACACAGCGCCCCCTAGTCGCCACTAATATCCAGCTCTGATTGCATTGCTTCAATTTCTTGCTCGTTGAACAACCTCGGTTGTGAATATGCCTCTCGTATTCTCCCACAGGCCATGTCGAAATACCCTGGCTCTATTTCGATGCCTATAAATCTACGCCCTAGATTTGCACAAGCGATACCCATTGTGCCAGAGCCCATGAAGGGGTCAAGAACCGTCTCGCCAGGCTTTGTAAACCGACTGATAATACATTGCATGTACCCAATAGGCTTTGGCGACGGGTGCCCAATATGCGTTACGTCTTCTATTTTAAATCTTGCAAAGTTTTGTCCCATACGAACATTCTTTCCGGCGACTACAGCAACAATTACATTCATAAACCCAATAGAACTTCTGGTCATACCATTCATATTCCAAGCATAAAAAAGATCGCGAAAGTCATCCCCTAGCGCCTCTATGGCGGTGGCAATTGATTTAGTCCCGGTATTTGCAACAAGGCCATGTCTTGACATACTGACCGCCTGCTTTTCCCATCCTGTGAAATAGCATTTGTCCCATTCGGCTTTTCCTGTGCCATAAGGAGGATCGGCGTATACAAAATCAACCATACCCAATGTGGGCATAATTTTCATGCAATCACCACAATACAAGGCTGCATCACCAATATATTCAATTTTCATGTCCTTCCCATCATCCCAACTGTTCTGGCATATCCCTCCGTCCGAATTATTTTAAACTCAATCACCCAAACCCATGGGTTTTTGTCTACACCATAGCCATGTTTGGCATTGATGGAATCCCACAGCTGATAGAACTGCTCGTGGACGGATATGCCTCTATTATCACAAGGTTCATCTAGATTCAGGGTCAATGTGATAGATCCGTCCATTCCTTCGGCTATACAATCAGTGGGGCTTATGTCCTGTAATCTTTCAACCCTAATCGAAACAACCTCAAGAAGAATCCGCGCAGCCCAACGCGGCATGAAAATCGACGGGCGCCAGCGGCAAGGGGATTTGCCCGGCTTCCAGTGATAAAACTCCCGAACACCCAGTGCTTTCTCTGCATCGTCCGTGCTCTGGATCCAGAGCTGATTAAAAATATCCCCGCTATCGTCATCAGAAATCTCAAGCCATTCTCTTCGGCAATATCCATCTGCCCTATAATCAATAGCAACACGGCCGGCATTCTCATCCCAAGCACCTATACGCCAACCCTCACGCACCCATAGCCGATCTCCAGGCTGATAAGGGCCTATAAGACAATTTATTTCTGCGTTTCTTGCTGGCTGTGGCTTTATCGCCCGCCGTGTTTGTATCTTTCGGCCCTCAAGAATAGCGCGAACCATCGGGGCACTGAAAATTATTGGATGTTCTTTCATTTTGACGTCTCAACACCAATCCTTGCAAAATAATCTTTACTTGATTCCCCTCTTAGTGGT